TCACATCACCGGGCAGCCGTCATCACCCTGCACTCTTCTGATGAAGTAAGAAACCTTGCCCATTACCTCGACGCCTTCCAGAGCTTCGCCTTCTATCGTTTCACCGTCACTCGTTATCAGCGCCCTCCCCTGCAGCCTAGCGAACTGAGTGTGGCCGTCTGTCAGTATCAGCAGCACCTGGCCCGGAGTAAGCTTGATAACCGGGTCGATAACCGCATAGCCTTCCGACGTCTCAAGGATACGGCTGTTCTCTGTCGTGCACATATCATGAGGGTTTAAGCGGTTCTCAACGTAATCCGTCGCCGGAGATGGAAAGCCCATGTCACAGCCCTCCGTTCGGGTTGTAGAGCATGAACAGCCGGTTCTCACCCTCGTTAGGTGAGATGTCTTTGAAGGTGGTGACGTAGTGCTCTATCCACTTGTTGGCCTCGTGCAAAGACCAGTGCCAGTTGACCTTTGCCAGCTCGTTAACAAAGTCCTGCGTTGAAACAGTCCTAGGCCCACCGGGCTGTGATTTGATTGCAGCCGTAAAGGCGCCTGGTATCTCGTATCTACGTGCCATAATCTGCCCTCCGTGATTACTGTATGCATATACAGTATCGTCAGAGGTTGCATTAGATCAAGATCATCCACCAGATTATGCAACTTGCATCTTCTGAAGTAAGCGGGTCGATTAAGATCTGTTGCAATGATAGAATCGCTCACCATCAAAAACAAATTAGTTATTATTTTCAAGGCGCTGCAATGGAAACTGTTACCTCTTTATTGCCATATATGAGTATAAACAATGTGACATATGCCTCATTTATTGTTGTTACTGCTATTGTGATTTGCTTTTTCATGAATAAAAATATTGATATTTCACCAATAGGTAGTCACAACGATCTTAGTCTTGAGGGGCTAAGGGGATTGGCTTGTTTACTTGTTTTTGTAAACCACTCATATACAGCCATTGCAGCAATTGGAATGAAGTCTCCATTTTTAAATATTCAGCCAGCATACGCATTTGAAAAAATGGGGTCTTTTGGCGTTTCGATATTTTTTTGCCTGACTGGGTATTTATTTGCTTCAGCAATTAAGAAAGGTAAATTTGATATATCTTTTTTCCAAAAAAGGATATACAGACTGTTACCAGCATACTTATTTGCCTCAACACTTGTATTTTTTATCTTTGTGATCGAACGACATTCTCAACTAGGCACTATAGATGAGTATTTGACTGTAATTCGTAGCGTTTATGGGTTTGGGTTCTGGGGTGGCGGGATTAGAGTTGGTAGCATTTGGGAATGGAGCCTAAATGTGGTAACGTGGACGCTACCTTATGAGTGGAAATATTATGCTGCGGTGCCTTTCTTAGCTTGTGCATATGCTATTAAGCCCCTAAGAATTTCACTGGCGCCTTTGGCTCTGGTAATAATATATCTCGGCTACCAGAGCGAGCAGGTCATGTGGACTTATTTTTTAACAGGATTTATTGCTTCATATATAAATCAAAATACAATCAGAATCCCAAGCTATATTTGCGCGGCGGCTATGATTCCACTTTTTGTTTACGCGGTGTGGGGTGGGTTCAAGGTTTATGCATTCGAAATGTTCTGTTCCACTTCATTATTCTTTATATTGTTTATTTATAGCAGGCCTTCGTTATTTGCGAATAAAAGCCTTGCGAATATAGGCATAATAAGTTACAGCCTTTACTTGTTGCACCAACCCGCACTACATATAATGTTTAAAGGTTACAGCTTGCTTGCTAATATTGAGCAAACCTCTACTCGCTACTTTATGGTGATGCAAGCGATTGTATTATTAATTGCCTTGCTATCTTCTGCATTTCTTTACAACTACATTGAAAAGAAATTCAAAGTTAAATAAGTTAAAGCAGGCGGTGTTACCGCCCGCTTTTTTACACATTGACTGTTTGTACTACATCGTTGTTAGCTTTGTTGGCTGCCGGGTAGTTGCAAGTTAATGTTGTGTTGTGGGTGTTGTTCTCTCCAAACCATAATTTGTTTGTGGTAGAGACGCTTCCTGATGCAGTGCCGTCTATTTTCAGGGCGTTTGTCACATCTCTGAATGTATTTTTAATGCATCTGATTGTTTGGTAATGTGAAAGCCAGGACTGGGCTCCTCCATCTCTCAATAATGTACAAGACTGTTGCGTGCCAGGGGTTGCAGATCGGAGGTTGTTATTCATCATCTCCATATAGCTACTTGTGCTGCCGAGAGCTGTTCCTGCGGGAAGATCAGCAACCAGCGCACCACCTACAACCAAGTTATTATTTATCCTCATTGTCTTAGGTGTGTATCCTGTAGCATTCAACTCGAGAAAATAATCTGTAATGCCGTAGATATTATTATCACTCATATCGAGGACACAGTCAGAAGAACATTTAACTGCGAATCTGATAGGACTGCCCACAATGTCATTCCGACAAAGCCTTATCTTGCTAAACCCATTCCCTGCGGAGGAATACATAAATCCGAATGGTTTAGATGGCAATGCAGATGAATATCTGAACTCATTTTCAACAATCGACAGGTCAGTAACATAACTCCCGAAACTCATTGATAGGTTTCTCACCTCGTTACCTTTCATGATAATTCTCTCAAAGTTGCTGAGGTGGAGGTTTCCTGTTGAGGTTGTGAGCAATCTACCCATGACGTTATTAGTTAACCTTAACACAGAGTTTGAAAGTTCAGGATGGTCTACCCCTATAATCATGCCTGTATTAGTTACATTTATATTGTTATTGTCAATCCTCCAGTCGCAGTTGGTTAAATGAGTGTATATTGAAAGGAAATTAGGAGCCGAAAAGGTATTGTTTGTTATATTTACCAGATAAGCATCCATCAGGTAATCATTGCTACCACTAACACCAAGTAAAAGAATTCGGTCTTTTGACTGTACCGTATTGTTTGATATATTTATTGATGACATCCATCCATTATCAAACCATTTAGTGCCTCTGTTCGTGGTAATCATCATCCAATAACTGTCGCAGGTGCATGTATTGCCAGTCACTGTTATTTGTCCCCATGGCTGCATGGCGTATGTGCTTCCTACGGTGCCATGTCCAGTATCGAAAGCCATGCAATAATCGATAATATCGAATGTATTGCCTGTTACTGTATATCGGTCAAAGCCAAATCTTCCTTTTACAGCCCCATTGCCTCTGCTATTGATGCGATTCCTAAAGGTGTTCCCTGTAACCGTGATATCACCGACTAGAATGCCATTACCTTGCTCAGCAAAAGCACTTCCTGCTGTGTATATAGCATGATCATACCATCCAAGAAATGAGCAAGAATTTACTCGCAAATTTCTCGCATTACCTACGATACTGCCTCCAGGCGCATCACGAAAAACACAATCAAAAACGTCTGTTCCTGACAATTTCTTGGCATGGTTATAGTAATTTTCACCAGAAACAGGAGTGTTCCCGTCTGGCCCATGTACATATGGTGATGTGCCTCCAGGCTCCAGATCTTGATAATATGTCTGATCTGGTATCCCAGTAGTGCCACTAGCTCCAGAAGCCGCTACCACTATGGATCTGGCATTTCCGTCAAATGCTAAGCCATGTACTGACGTATAGCCCACGGCGCCATTAAGTAGCCTAAACAATTTCCGTGTGTCTCGTGCTGGATCTATCTCTGTAGTAGAACCATCAACAAAATAGGTACGGTAACGACGAGTAATCGTTGCAGAGCCATCACCCCATACGGAACGGACATATGACCAGACGTTAACTGCTGTATCAAAGCAGTATGTTCCCGGAGGAAAGTAAACAGAGCATTTTAGACGATGAGCATCATCCATTACCTGCTGAACCTTCGGCTGATGGTTTACGGACAGATCACCTGAAGCAAGTGCAGCCATCTCTGTTTCGTCCATATACTTCGTTGCCAGCAGGCTCGGTGTTTTCTCTACATACTCCGCAAGTGAACCGTATCGGGTATTAACCAGCGAACCATCACCGTTCTGAAGCTCAGATCTTAAGGCTGCATCAGCAATACTAACCCATGCCCCAATGCCTACGCCTCCTGATGTTTCAGGTGTTGAGCCAGCCTGAACTAATTTCGGGAAGTCACCATCCCATCGGTAATACTCGCCGTTTGATTCCCATCGTAATGCCTGGAATCTTTCTGTAAGAAGAGCCCCAGCTTCGAAAGAATCAATCAGGACATAGCCCCATAACCCTGTGCCTGCTGGATCGAGAAGAACAGGCTCTCCGCTACCGTCAAAACCTAATTGCCTGTTTGATCTTCCAGCAGCGACAGGCAGTTCTCTAATGAACGGTTCCGGAACTCGCAAAGAGCGCTGGAACAAATTGCCGTTTTCCGAAAAAGGATAAGTTGAACGGAAGTGAATCGGATCATAACCAATGCGTACAGGGTCGTCCGCCTCAACCTGCCAGCAGTCTCCGTACACAGAGAACACCAATGTCCCATTCACCGAGTCACGGGAGCCATCAAAATCCGGGGCTCTACGCCATGTTGCTGGCATGGCCTCCCAGATACCATTATCAATAGGGTCGGTTTGGTTGGTAAGAAGAACGCGCATCCCCTTCTCGGTTGTGACCGTGCGAGTTCCTGTGAATGTAGTGGTGGTGATAGTCTGTTCACCAAAGGTGACGATATTAATATCTGCTGAAATCTGGACCGGCGGCTTCACAGCTACGCTAGTCGTTAGTCCATACAGGCGGTCGGTAGGTGTTGCCGGCATTATGTTTCTCCAGACGTGCGGAATTCCCACAGATGGGATCTGCGGTATTCTTCAGGCAATAAAAAACCCGCCGAAGCGGGTTATGAGTTTGTACGGTTAGTTTTAGTCTTTAGCCCTATATGAGCACCATGCACAGACACAACCAAACCCTATTAGACCCACAGAAAATGGGCCTCCCCAAAACATCTTCTGTACAATTGCACCAAGGAAAAGAAATACAGAAAAAAGAAGGAAAAGGTTCTTGTGTGACATGCTGCTCTCGCTCGTTTGTTATCTTCCCAGCATGAATTCAGATGGCGGTATTAGAAAGTCATTACCCTGATTCTTGCGGATATTTTGCTCATATCTGTGTAGTGAACCAGGTGTTAACGATTCTTGCAACTGATTCAGGAACAAATAATTCATTATAGGGCGAGCCCAGAACAGATTGATGAACGGAGTGTGATCTACGGCAAATCTGAAAGCATCTCCCGCCTTAGCATCACCGGATCTGGCTTTCTGGAACAGGGTTATTACATCATCTAAGTTACCTGCCACCGGTCCAGCCATGGATGTGATGGGGCCGTTACCAAACCTGTTAGCCTCACCGAAAAGGAAGTCTCCAAAAATTCCAAGCCCACCGCCCTGAGCGGCAGCTGCAAGAAATGTTTTGGCGTCTGGCGGTCGAGGCGTTTGCCCTTTGAGCATCAACTTTGTCTGCATGGACAAGTAGCCAAAGAATGTCATCCACAGAAACATCTGTGCAAGCCCTACCATCTCACCCTTACCGCTTTTAAACAGCGCATTAGAAACACTACCCCAGCGGCTCTCCCCTAACTTAGCAGGAGTGTATCCACGACCGAACACTTCGCGCCCAAGGGCTTGCTGCATGAAAGAGGAGGTGAAGGATTTATACTGCCCTATAAATCGCAATAGCTCACCTTCAGCGGTCCCTGGTTGGGTTCCCTGCTTCATAAATGCCCGGGTTCTCGCGCCTGGTTCAGTCATGGCCACCATTACGCGATCCAGAATGTACCCACGCAATTTGTCAGACAGTTCGTCTCTTGCGTTTGCAATGCTACGGTCATTCACTGCTACATTCCGGTCAGATACGTACTTAGCGATCGCCTCATCAGGAATAGATTCGATACCGTCAGGTGTCATAAATTTACGACCTTCCGACCCTTTCAGATCCATCCTGCGATAAATACTCCACTCTGGCTCACCTATTCCATGAAGGTCCAGTGCTCGCTTCAGATTGGAGTCCAAAGCGCCGTATGCAGAATCGGAATTGTTTGCCAGCCAGTGCGAAATCATAGTGGCGGTAGTGTTTCTTGAGGCGTCAGTCCACCAATTAAGTCCGTTAAGTTTGAAGAATTGTCTCTGCAGTCTCGCGACCTTCCCGGGCATTGTCACATCACCAGAGAAGCGCTGAAGGATCTCATCTCGCATGCTATCGGCGTATACGCCGAGTGAGCTCAATATCTCCTTTTGCTCTGGAGCACTGTATCGCTTCAAACGCCCTTGAATCGACTCTGTCAGAGCCTCCATGAAATTCTTACCCTGATAGCGCAGTTCCAGGGCATTGCTTGCCAGATCGTTAAACGATGAGATCATGGCGCCACCGAGCTTTATCGTCGAGTCGATAGCGCGAGTGGTTGAACCAAATCGAGCGAGTGAAGTTGACCCGGGAATGTTTGTTTGCCCGTTCACCTCTTTCAATTCGTTGTTGATGCTGCGCTTGCGATCTGTAAAAGCACGCAGTGCTTTCTCATCACCCTTCAGCCCTTCAGCAATGGTGTCTTCCAGGTACCGCAGCATATTTTCAGGATTGGTACCGAGGATTCGCATCAGGCCTGTATTACGCGCAGAGCTTTCAAGTCCGCCGAAGATAGCTTCTCGCAGAGATCCGACACCGAATTGCTTGTTGTACTCATGCCATGAGATACCATCCTTAAAGTGGAGAACACGCTCCTGACTGGCCTTTCTCGCTACGTTCTGGCTGCCTTTGAATCCTTTCATCCAGTCCGGTTTTTCTGAGGAGAGATGGACGCCGGATGCCAGGCCATCATAAACATTCCGAAGGAACTGTTCCTGGTCGGCCACTCCATCAAACGTTGAAGCGTCTAATTTAGGAAGGATTGAGTTTCTCCATTCCTCAAAGCCAGCGGCGCGGATCTTCATCATGTCGTGTCCCTGGCGAGCGATATAACCAGGCAACTTCCGCACCCATGCCCCTGCTTTGTTTGCATCAAGACGGGCGGCTTCCTGCCACTTAGTGATGATCTCAGCAATGCGAACAGACTCACGCGTTAACCCGATCGTTGTCTCACCCTTGCCGAGTCTCCACATGGCATCAGCCACTTCAGCGTCGTTGCTCCCACTCGCTAGAAACTTAACAAGGCCCTCTTTGTCTAAGTCATGGTTAAGGCCGGACAGATACTTTGATCGTAGCTGGAATTGCTCTGAAGAAACTGAGGCCCGGCTGCCGGTTCTTGCTTCATTCCTGCCGACAAGAATTGCCGACAGGCCAATATCTGGCCGGTCAGGGAAAGAGTCACGAATGAAGGAAAGGCGCTGGGCCGCTATACGCGTGTTGAGCGCTTTATTCCTGGCCTCGATTACACGTGCAAGTTGCTCCTGATTTCCCAGATCCTGCGCGGCTTTTAGTGCTGCTTCCTCCAGAGAAATGCCTTCGTTTTCAGCCCGGATCCGACGTACGGTCGTTTCCATGTCCGTAACCAGACTTTCCATTTCCTGCTCTGACAGCTCGCGCCCGGCAGCCTTGTTAACCACCTGCTCACATTGAGTCAGAAACTGGTTTGCCATTACAATCTCCTGAGCATACAGGTCGCATACGCCTGCAGGCCTTTTAAAATGCTGTCGTCGTTGGCTTCTTTCGTGATGTCGTCCAGCGCCTTTCTGAGTTCTGGAGAGTCGATGTCGGCGGTCATATTCCTTGCCAACTCAATTTCAGCATCGAAGTCTTCACGAGCGTTCTGCAGATCTGCATCCTCCCTGGAAGCTCTGGTCAACTGAGCATCTGCATCCGCGCTTGCGTTCAATGTTGATGGCTCTGCGTCTTGAGCTGGTCCATCCTGAATGCGCCGCATCGATGCCTCTCGCGTGCGGGGGTCCGCCATGGCAAACACCGGCTCCACATCTGGCGATTTTCCTTGCAGCATATGAGACAGGCCAGCGCGGAAAGCATTCTCTCTGACAGTCCAGTGTGCCTCGTCGATCTGTCTGGCGGCTGTTCTTACGCCGGCCGATACAGGATTTTTCGTAAAGGATGAAGATATTTCACTGGCCCGCTGATCGATAAGAGTCTTTGCTCGCTCTGGAATCTCACCTTTAGCCAGGCGATTAAGGTCGCTTCTGGCGGCCTCCACCCCTTCATGCTGTTTGAGTAGCTGCGATATCTCTTCGTTTCGGGCCTCAAATTGAGCCCTTTCTCTGGATATGTCGCCTGCTGCCCTTTGTTGAGCATCCCTGAACTTCATCCTCTGCTGCTGATAAGCTCTTGTCCTCTCCGGGAGAGTGGCATCAAGCATGATCATCTGTCGTTGGATGGCCTGCGACTCTTCTCGAAGCCTCCTTGCTCCTACGACAGGGGCCTGCGCCTCTGCTGTCAGCGCATCCTTTAGAGATGGTATTACATCGTCATAGGCTCGACTGTAGGCGTACTGATCAAGATCGCTTGCAATAGCTCTCTCAAATATTGGTGCAGACTGACTCGCAGCCAAATCGTCATCGACAACGCGTCGTTGTATTGCTTCAGGGCTTTGCCGCATTGCCGCATCAGCGTTTTGAGACGCTATATCAACTGGCTCCGAAACTGGAGCGGTCTCTATTGGAGAAGCGGTTTCCACTGGAGATGATGATGGGGATGGGGATGCTCTTCTACCGCGCACCAGATCGGCTATAGCCCCGCCACCGGCATGCAGCAGACCGCCACCCAATGAGCTCAGAAAAATGTTTCCCATAGCATCCGCTATGGTGAAATCATCACCTTCCGCTGCTGCTGCTCCAGCAGTAAATGGAATTGTCACAGCGGTTTGTGCCCCACCCATTGCAGCGCCCTGGACGAATCGCTCACCCGCTCTTCCAAGCAGGGAGGCGGCTTTAGCCTCTCCAGCGAATGGGATAAGGCCGATCGCAAGGTTTGCCGGATCAGCCATTGAGCCGGCGAGGCTTGCCATGAAATTCAGGGGGGTGTTGATTAACCCTCCCGGCGCAGATGCTGCTATTTGCCGTTTAGCCAGCGACTCCTTTTTCTCTTGCGTGAGGTGGTCAAGGTAGGCTTTGGTAACCCCACTTTCCGGTATCTGAACGCTTTTAACCCCAAGCTCGCGAAGCCGCGCATCAGCCAGATCTTTGGTGATAATCTCGGAATCAGGGTCTACCGCTAAAGAATCTGCTTCGGACATTCGAATGGCCGACATCAAAGGCCCTTCCCTGAGCCCTTCGTCAAATGCCGCGGATAAAGACTCACCGAGGCCAGATGGCACATTGCTTATCGGCTGGTTAATTCCCCTGCCCGGATCCGCTGTATAAATTGGCATTTGTACTCCTCATCCCATCAGCCATGGAGGGTGCGTTCTGGTTTCCTAAAGAGCCAAGCTCTCTGGCTGCCTGTTGGTTTCGCTGCTGAGATTCTCTTGAGGCCTGCCCAGGCACATAGACGCGTGGTTTAAAGGCCTCTTTCGAAAGCTGGTTCAGGTAACTTCTGTTCTGAGACCCAAGACCCGACAACTGGCTGAATGGTATCTGTAACGGATTGCCATTCTTGTCACCAACAACAAGCCCATTGAGCGTAAGCATCAGCCCGGTTTCGTCCGAGTTAGTGATCCACTCGCCATTATCCCGAATGCGATCGAGACTCTGTTTGCGGTTCACTTCATCACTCAGCCGCGGATCGCCAAGTAATGGCGTAATATCCTCTGGCTTCAGGTCTTGCATGAACTTATCGAGCCCATCCGAGACATCTTTAATATCCAGGTTCGAGGAAACTGGCAGGCGCCATGTGCCTTTAACCTGATATTGACTTCCCAACATATCGTCAAATGCCTGTTGCGCTGCATCTGAAGCGCTCATCCCTCTTTGCATGTTCAGGTAAGTCAAGCGGCGTCCCTGGTCGTTAAAGTTGTTCCATACAGCAATCCCTCCCGGCTGCATGGTCATCGTGTTAGCCATGTCCTTAGACTGAGACGCCCACGAACTGTCTGCACTGTCAGCAGCACCAGAAGATGCCGTGTTTACTGCATCTTTCAGATCAGCAGTCTTAACGTCACGATTCTGCCATAAAAGGTTCGCAGCACGCGGGTTGTTAGTTGCCATTACGACCTGAAGAACAGGGCCGGCTTTCTTCTGAACTTGCTCCATTACCTGCGGTGCAAACTGCCCGAATTGCTGACCTATACCCTGTATGGCAGCTACATCCTGCTCCTGATTGGTGTTGATCTGCTTGATCAGGCCGTCAGCCAGAGCTTCAGGAATGACATCTTTACTCTTAATACCCAGCCTCTGCTTCTGCATTGATATCTGCTTCACCAGTTCCTGAGCGTTCTGTGGGTCTTGCTGGTATGCCTGATAAGCTTGCTGAACTGAAGGGATGTTTTGCGCCATCCAGCCGCCGGGGTCTTTTTCTCTGGCCTGTATTGTTTGCTGGTACTTCTGCGCAGCCATAGCGTAACGACGCTGCTTGAACTCAAAATCACTGTCATCAGCCGAAGGCCTGAGCGCATTAACTGTTTGCAGACCAATATCAGCAGGGCTGGATATGATTGACTGATAAGATGGCTGAAGAGTCAGGATGTCACGATACTGCTGGAATCTTTGAGCGGCTTCTGCACGCTGCGCAGGAGTCGAGTTTAGGGCCTGCGCTGAGAGGTACTCAGAAGCGCTTACAGGATTGTTGACTGGCTGCCCGGCTTCTATTTTTGCAACATCATCTTGGATGCGTTGCTGAAGGTTGAAGCGCTGATTCGAGGCGGCGGTGTCGATGACATTATACGTTTGCTCTACTGCCCTGGCCTTTTGCTGCGGATCAAGCATGGCGAATTCTGGAGACTCAACCACATTTTTTGTTACGCTTACTTTTGCAGCATTACTCATCACATTCGCTACATAGTTCTGCGTTTCACCGTATGGGATGGAGTTAGCAAAGCCTTCGTTGGAGATTTCGCCTTTTCTCGGGTCTCCGATCTGCTTTATCCACTCATCCACCTTTCCTGGCCCGGCGTTGTAAGCTGCCAGCGCAAGAACCGGATTGCCATCATACTTTTTCAGTTGCTGGTTGAGATATGCCTTACCAAGCGCATGATTGTACTGGGCGTCGTTTTTAAACCGCTGCTCATCCCACGGTAAGCCAGCCAGCTGAGCAGCCTCTGGTGCAGTTCCTGGCATGACCTGAGCTATGCCAATGGCGCCGGCAGAGGATGTTAAAGGTTGCCCTGAAGCATCAAATTGGCGACCGCCGCTTTCCTGCCCAACAGCTGCAGTGAATAAGTCGTCTGAAGATATTGGGCCTGCAGCATATCCTGTGATACCTGATGGGCTCATAAGTCTAATCTGAGCATCACTAATGCGATTGCCGATAACCTCTGCAGCCGAAGCATCCAGAATCTTTTTGCGGGTATCAGGCGGCAGATATTGAGCCATGCCAGAGCCTGATTGCAGTGTTGCAATTCGCTGCTCTGGCTTCATCATTCCAATTGCCGCCTGCGCGTAATCTGTTACAGCTTTCTGCCGTGTTGACACAAGGCTTTTCTCATCGATGTAGCCGCGATCAAAGGCTCCGTGAATGGCATCATTAGTTGCCTGCAGAAGGGCCTGGCGGGTCTGCTCATCTGGAGCGGCAAGCGCTGCATTTCGGTTGCTCTCAATCGTCTGGCTTAGTGATGCGATTCCATGGTCAACCTCTTTGCTTCTCGCCAAATTACGGATGGCCTCAGCGCTACGGGCGATATCGTTATCCGTCTCAAGCGAAAAGGCATGTCGATCTTCATTGTTTCGAATAAGCCCGGTCGATTCATCTCGGGCCTTCGAAATCTCCTGATTGAAACGCTCAGAAAAAGTGGAGTAATCGTTATCATTATCAAACGCTGACATGATTTTGAGCTTTTTCTTCAGGAAATCAGACTGTGCCTCGGCATAATTGAAACGGTCCCGCTTCTCGCCTATAGCATTAGCAGTGTTGGCCACTGCATTTCCGAGGCCCTGCATGGCCCTTGATACCTGAGTCATATCTGCGGATGCTACGCCGCCTGCAATCTGCGGGCCGCGACGACCCAGGTCACTGGCATCAGGTAACTTAGCCATTTTTCATCCTCTGGTTATGATGCTTTTGGTGCGCTTCCATATTTCGAATACAGTGAGCCGCCGCTTTGCAGTAGGCTGGTCATGGCGCCTATGTTCCCGGCTTTTGCTGCCTGGTTGCCTGAAATTCGGGTGGCTTTTGCCTGGTTATTTAATTGCCTGGCGCGATCTGAGCCATTCCATAGAGAAGTGAGTGCATTAAGCTCGCCCTGCCCCTCGATATCGCTGATGTTTTTTACAAACGATGCTGAGGATGGATCGGCTCCTGAAGCAGCTCCCAGTGCCTGAGCACGTGAAGATGCCAGCCTTGCCTGCCTACGGTCTTCCATCGCCTGAATCTGGGAGGCTGCAAACTCGTTTTTTGCCTGAGACTCCATCTGGCTGGCCTCAGAGTTAGCCATTGCTTGCTGCTGTAGTCCTTGCTGTCTCTGAGAAGCCGCACTAAGAACAGTCCCGGCGATCATCATGATTGGGATTGCCATCGCCATACAAAAACCTCACTGTTTTCTTCCACTGGCCTGAAGCCTATATGGGTCAAATATCTTAAGGAGCTCTCAAGGGAAGCGTCTCTGAATGCATAGATTGGGCAGCGGTAAAGACTGAATACTTCATCGACAAGTTTTTTGGTCGCTTTCAGAATCAACTTCGGATACCGAACTGCATCTTCCGTCATGTTCATGAAAGCGACGGGGCCACCCTGGCATAAAGCAACGCCGCCAATCACCTTTGGCTGGCCATCAACTTCTATCACCACCGCCCGAACAGAGGACTGAGGCATACCCTTTCCGGAATAAAAAAGGGCCACGTCGTTTGCCGTAGCCCTTCTAATCTCACTTATCATTTGTCTCAATACCAATGATTGCCGCCAGCACCGTCACCGGCCGTGGAGCCTTGGCCAGCAGGCACATCCTTGAATCAGTATCCCAGTCTCCAGGGAACTCCACTGCGTCCTTGTCATACTGATCCCATATCTTCCCATCAGGAACGAACTCTCCATTCTCCTCTCTGGGCATATCATCCATAACATCAAAATCAGGCCCAATCATCAGGCCCTGAGCGTGAGTGTTATTTAGAATCAGCCCAACACGACTGACCTTCTTGCGTTGAGTTAGTGCCGTTCCCATTCCTGCAGAATATGCCAGCTTAGAGCTCTTATATGGCGCCGAGTAACCAAGACCAACAACAACGCTTGAGGCAGCAGATGCTAAAGTTATGGTCCCTGAAGAAACTGTATGAGGCCCGGCATCGAACCCATCAGCCCATACAACAACCGATTTCCCTTCAAGATGGCTTAGACCGGTAATATTCGTCGTTGGGGATCCGGAATAAACAATGTGAGAATCCGCAAGCCTGCACAGTTGGCCCCCAAGGCACTCGCTCTCTTTTGCCCAGCGCTCAAGGCAGCGTCTCCCATCGCGGTTCACAAGGTAATAAACCCGATCTTCAATGTCGCCAGGAAGAGTCACTACGTCTTCAACGACCCCGTCAGTTTCAAAAAGCACCCAGCAGCGCACGTTTTCAACCTTGTCGAATACCTGGATAGCAACCCTGCCATCACCGCGGACGCAATGAATTCTCGTGTCAGGCTGACGATGAGCGTCAATTGAAATGACAGACGGAAGTCCCATTTCAGGGCATAGCGTCATCATGTCGCTACTGGCGTAATCATAAACACCAGAGTCGTAATTGAGCTCAAACACCCGACATCCGCCGCGCTGAACGAAGATTGCTGAGCTATCTACTTTAACGGCAGCGACAGCAGAACTACCCTGCGTAGAAGGATATTTAACACCAAAGTTTGTGGGTGTTAGTGGTTCATCAAAGGATGACGACCGTAATGATGCTTCAGCTCCCTGCGTGCCGATTATTAACCTCAGTAGGGGCATCAGCCAGTTTATTGTATCAACCGGACCTGAGCCAATGGCGCCAGATATTGGCCCAGAATCCCCCTCGGTGTTATCGTCAAATGAGTCGAAAGCATCTGATACACTACCCCAAAACTTGGTGATTCCAGACCACCACAGCCGGCCTTCATAAAACGCGACAGCAGATGGCCATCCACGCCGCCCAGACCATTCACCTTCAGACCAGACTTCCGTCCCCCCAGTGCCACCGAGCGCAGAAAGCACAATGGCCTGCACGGAAACACTAGAAGTTACACTGGTGACTCTAACAACACCCTCTCGCGTCCCGCCTGCAAATGTAAGGCTTACGCGGAGGACGCCAGATGTATAATCAGCTGTCTTGAATCCTATACGGTAATAGATTGTCGAGTTGTCCAACTGGTCATTGTATGACTCTGATCCACTACCCATCGTGTAGGTCTGAACATCCACCCAGGCGCCTGGCTCACTGACAGATCTCTGTAGCGTCAGAGTGCCATTCCATGGGCCTGAGCCTTGTTGTATTTTGCTGATGTTAAACGCGCGTTTATCACCAATACCGGTAACCTTGATGTAATCAGTGAATTGGTCTGCTCCGCTTAGAACGGATTGGACAGTTTGCCCTGTAGACGTAAGGCGGAAAAGAGCCCCAACGTGCCCGCTCCTGAATAACTGCGCAGAAGAGGTTAATGTGATACTGCCTGAAATTCCGCTTGGGGTAAGTCGGATGCCGGATACGTTTTCAATGCGAAACGGACCGTCCTGAGTTTCATAGTTAACAACCGACCATGAACCATTGCTCCTACGCTCTATACGCTGTTGTTGCTTACCTTTGCAAGCGGTAAATATTACATCGCCGCTTTGGTCATAACGGATGAAGGAAAGGTCTGACTCTTCCCAGGGTGTTGGCAATTCAAGAACACCAGAGGACTCCACCTGTACCGAGTCGAGCAAAACCGGGTAATTGAGTCGGCTTGAAAACTGAATGTAAAAGCTCGATGACGGGGTGAGAGCAAGAGAATGCGTACCAGTATTCAGACTGGTTTCGCTGATGAAGGTATCATCACCCGGGCTGGTACCCACCCTTAGAGTTATTGGCCCGCGCGTCACCTTGATTCTTAGGGCGTGAACCTTATTCATATCTGCAGATGAAACGGATACCTGCTGATATCTAATGGCAGAACTAAATCCGGTACCTAAAAGCTGAAGATAACCACCGCTCGCCCAACTGGATGACGCACTACTTTCATCTGCTTGCGTCCAACTACTCACATCCGATGAGAAATCTCCATTCTGCACCGAGCTTGACACTGCCGCACGACTAACCAGTACATCATCCTTCCATACACGCATTACATTATCTGTCAGTTCAATCAGTGCAGTATCTGTAGTGGAGAAAATAAACTTCAGAAAGCGTGCTTTCTTGTCCGATTTGGTTCTACCCTTGTAGGCCAGGCCAGGCCTCAGCATCATTGAGCCAAGCGTTCTTGGCATCCAGTTCGTTTGAATCTCGGCTGACAATGCAACGCGGTCAATGTCCGTTCTCGCCAGTGCTAAAGGGGAAATAATGCCCCGGTTAAATGCCTGCAATGGCACGTTATTACGTGGCATTCTTCACCCCTTATCTATTGTAACGGTCAACACTGCACCCACCGCGGCGCGAGCGCACCCAGCACCCATCAGGAACAGGCTTAGTAGCTTCCTGCATCGCGTCCTTCGCCAGGGCATCGGATTTCTTCATGCGGTATTGCTTCTCTAACTTATCGACGTCGATATCATTTTTAATTCTCGGCGCGATCTGCCAGGCAAGGTAAGCAGCCACGAATTGACGGAATGTTTGTGGCCACAGAGATGTGTCCTTGCCATACGACTCATCACTGGACACATAGCGGATGAATATCTCGTCCAAGTCGCAGAACCAGAAGCTTGCTTCATCGGTGTACTGAATCAACGGCGCGTTGAAGTACGGATCAGATGCCACTGCGACTGTGCGGATCCAGTCAGTAGGTTTGTCGTATGCGCGGCGATAGCCAAAAGGTGGCTCGACAGATGGTGAGTAATCGAGTTGCTGTGACCGGATAGCAAAATTCCACTGGCCCTGCTCAAGGCAGTATTCGACCGCTCCATCCCACACCGCATCAAGAAGGCGCCGCGGTTCCCTGTTTTCGTTCAATGCTATAAGCTGGCGTTCTCCCACCAGCCGCAACGCATCGTTGTACACATTGAGCTGGCTAGGCATGTTATTCGCCCTCTTTGTTCAGCTTGTCAGCTTTGGCCTGGGCCTCTTCTTTGGAAGAGATCTGGCTTTCGATAATCTCGCCGTCGGACTTGCGAACGATGCGCCATTTGGCGGCACCTCCCCACTCTGCTGAGAACTTCGCCGTCTCTTCTGGCTCCACAATCTTCTCTTCAAAGTCGACGTGGTTATAGAATTTCACGGTCGCCGAGGTTTTGGTGACCTTCAGCACGATACCTTTCGCGAAGAATGAGCCGTCTTCGGCGATCAACTCCACTTCGTCGTAGCGCTTAAAGTTTGCTGCAACGTGTGCCCAGGCTTCCGGGTCTTTGAACTGCTCGAATGTTTGCCCATGCAGCGCGGTGACACGCCAGATGTTTCGGGAGTATTCAGCCAGGTTGAAATTAGGTACGAGAATTTTCATCAACAGCCTCGATTGAAGGGCCGACGGATCGGCCCTGTTTTCATTACGCCAGAGCGGTGATAGTTACAGCGCCAGTACCTGCGTTTACTGCAGTTACCGATGCCACTGTCAGGACGCCTGTGGTGTCCACAACGCAGTTCACTACGTCGCCAAGCTTCATGCCCAGCGAGCGGCCGTTACTGAAGTAGCCGGCCCCGACAACAGTCGCGCGGGCATCAGCCGAGATGTAAGACCAGACAGCGCCGCCGCCCATGATGCGATCCTGCAGAAGTGCCGGAGGGTTGGATGTTGCGTAAGCCATGATTGCTCCTTATGCAGCGAAGGCTGAACCGTCGTGAATGATTTTGACCACGCCTTTGTTCTGCAAGAGCTTGCCGCCCATGTATGCAGAGGCGCGAGCCCATGAGTAGTCCTGCTCTTCGTCGTAACCGACCGGGGTCTGCAGGCCTTTGGTGTCCATGCCGTGCCCGATCGCGCTCTTGTGATACAGGAACATGGTTTCGGCGTCGGTACCTTTACCCGGCAGGTTCGGGTGAACGATCCAGTTGATGCCAGCCCACTTGAACATCTGCAGAGAGCTTTTGTCTTCTTCGAATGGTTTTTTGTTCACGTAGTCCACGGATGCAAACTCTTTAGTCTGCATCAGGTACGCCTCTGCCGCTGGGGTGATCAGCGCAAACAGTTGGTTATCAGCTGGCACTTCGTTGTTGCCCAGGATGACCTTTGCTTTCATCGCCAATGCCAGAGACATGGTTGCCGCGGCGCCGGTGGTCTGGGTAGCTGTGCTCAGCTCGCCAATGATGTCCTGGTCAATTTTGCGGTTCAGCACGCTCATCGTGGTGCTCTGCATGATTGCTCGCTGGTCACCCTGACTTGCGAAGACGTTGTAGTTGGTCTTGCGCACCAGGTCATGCCACTCAACCAGAGTTGCGGTGTACTGGTTCAGGTTGTCAGCACGAGCTGGGATCATGCCGTTCACGCCACGGGTTACTGCGGTTGCGCCGCCGGAATCAGCGACCAGGAATACAATCTGGTTGCCTTTGATGACGCCTTCGGTGGTGGTTGTTTGACGAACCAGAGACTGGTTCTGTTCGAAACCTGCGATGAACTCATCGCGGTACATAGTCTGAAAAGCTGTAGCAGCCATGTTAAATCTCCATCGGGATTAGGTTTATTCGCTCCGACGGGGTGTCCTTTCTTCGGGCAATAGAGGGGTGTCCTCAGTGAAGAGGGGCCGATTGTCCGGGAATGGGGCCGTGTTGTGCGGTGTGTTTGCGGTTAAGCGTTTACGCGCTCTTTCGCTTCAAGAAGTTGCAGGTAACGGGCCTGCATTTTCGGATCGTTGTTGTAGGCTTTGCGGTCTTCTCGCATTACCTTCTGAATTTGTGTCAGCTCATCATCGATGGCTTTCGGATTTGATGCGCCCGGTACGACGGTGCCGACCGGATTAACCTTACGGGCAAGGTCTACCATCCAGCGTACAACATTCGCATTGTTGAACAGAGCGGTGCCATCAAGCGCGGTTGCGCCAGACAGAGCTTCACGTGCATCTTCCGGCAGTGTGGCGATCAGGCCGTTAATCATGTTGATGTTGCGCTTGTACTCAGGGCCCCACTCAGCACGAAGGTCTTCCTCCGTTTTATCCTGAAGGTTGGCATTCATCTCGTAACGCTGTTGAAGCTCTTCTTCAATCTTGCCCTGGTTCCACTCAATCGCAGCCTGAACGATATCTTTAGGCACGTTTCGGCCGTGCATCGCCTCAAGGAAGGAATCGACACGCGCTTTGTCTGCTTCGCCAATCACGATGCCTGATGGCAGATCGTTGATGTAGTCTTTGGCAGACTCAGGAACATTGTTTTCCTTTCGCCAGGCGGCCAGCTCTTCATCGGTTGGTTTCTCTGGAAGCTTATTGTTCTTCAGTTCGCCAGAACTGACCTTTGACTGGAGTTCGCGATAAGCTTTTGCCAGCGCCGTTGGGGAGGCGTAGCGCTCAAGTTGCTTACGGAATTTCGCATCCTCACCGGCCAACTCATCACGCCAGTTATCAGGGAATTTCTGAGGCGATGCCGGTGGCTGCTCTTCTGTCTTGCTCAGTATGTCGGTAGCTGAAGGTTGAGCTGCAGGAGGTTGGCCTGCAGGCTGCTCCGCCGCCGGATCATTGCCGGGTGTTGGATCTGCTGCCGGTGGTGCGCCGTCAGCGGCCTCTGCAGAGTAATATTTGAGAAACATGTTGCGGTGTAGCATGAATTTACCTCAATAAAAAACCCGCACTTGGCGGGTTATTTTTTTGTTTGCTTTCGCTGTTTGGCTTTTTCGATTACATCGCCAGTCAGGTTCACCATCTTCACGACCTGAGCGCCAACGAATCGCTTACCTTCGGCGAATGCTGTGTCTCGTTCGCTGTTTGGCCGGTAACTCAGGTCATAGTAGGCCGTAATGCCCATCAGCCCGTCTATGGCCATTTTCTGCTGTTCAGGCGTGGCTGTGCCCTCACGCAAGGCTTTGAGAGCATAGACAAGAGGAAGGTTGCTGCTCCAGTCGTACGGCTCGTAAGGTGCAGGTATCGTCATCCAATAGCCTCCGCTGCCTGAGCTGCCGCTGCGATGTTCTGCATGACGTTAGCGCCCTGCTGAACTTGCTCAGTAGCCTGTTGAACCTGGTCCTGTTGCTGCTGCTGAGTGATAATCTGCTGCGCATCAACTTCGCTACGCATCCATTTAGCCGGCACACCGAAGCCTTCCAGCGCATCACGGAACGCGGTACGAATATCAACATCGGCCGTAACACTAGGATCAACCTGCGCAGCAATGCCAAGCATCTGAGCGGTGTTCTGCAGCAGGCCCTGCTTCTCTTTGCCAATCGCAGCCTGAAGCGGGCTTTCGAAGGTGAACTGAACGTCCTGCCCCCTAAGTGATGGTGGGATATCCATTGCTGAACCAAACGCACCGCCTCGCATAAGCAGATCAAAGGTAATCTCACAAAGCTCACCGCTGTACTCGCTTTCGATAGGGGCAAAGATTGGAAGCGCCTGCCTGACGTACTCTTGAACGCGCTGTGACGTCTCATACGCCGTCATCTCGTGCATTACTGGCAATGTCAGCCTGTTAAGATAAAACGCCTGAGAAATCATTTCACGCACGTCATCGCGGATATTCATGCCAGCCGGAAGGTTGGACGATTTGCCAAACTCCGAAATGACATTGCGGATATCCGTATCCATCTCGATATCTGCCCAGGTGATCCCGCCAGCCATGAGGTTAAAGTCATCACGGAAAACTTCCCGACTTGCTACCAGTGGAGGGTCTACAGCTTTCTCCCCGGCCTCTAACAAAACGCGAGTGATAGACTGAATCAGCCTTGCATCCGGTAGAGCAACAATGGTTGCAGGGGAGTAGGCATACTGAGAGCCAGATACCGTCTGCCAGCGAGGGATGACGTAGACCTTATTGAACAGGCCTACTTCCTCCATGATGTGTTTGTTCTCAACGTCGATGTGGATTGAGACGTAAGGCGTTTTGTACTTCTCATTGTAATCTTCAGCTGGGACTACGATATGGCGACACTCAACCTCGCGGAACTGTTCCTTATCGTCTGCCTGACGTATTTTGTCAGCGACCTTGTTACCGAAGAGCTGCTTCAGCTCCCTAATGGTTGGCTTCCACTTGCGATGAATGGTGTCGATAGCCCCTTCGGCATTCTCAGCCCAAGCTAAATCTCGCAGATGCCAGCACCGGTACAGCAGACCATCGGCATTCTTGTTCATCTCAACGCTGATGGCGCATTGCCCGAAGGCAGCGTAATCGTGGTCACCCTCTTTCGTGGCTCGCACAAACTGCGATCTGCGGTCATACATCGCACGACGCTGCACATCTCGCGCCCAGTCCAGCCATACTCGACCATCATGAGCCAGGTTGTCGCTGTAGCTGGTAGACAGATTGAACCAGTTAGACTGGCGCAGCATGGATGAGAATGAATCACCCAGGTCGCGCCGGGCCATTACCGGGTAAGAGGTCATCAGGTTGTCGGCGAACTCGTCACCCAGCGAACGACAAACTGTGAAATCAGCACGCTCAGGATAGAATTGTTCCGCAATTTCCTGCCACAGATTGAGAATGGGCGACTTTTTGCCGAACAGGTGGTCGCCCTGCTTGATAAGTTGCTGAGCGTCTTGATTCATTGTTATCCGCCTAATCGGTCACTCAAAATTGTGCTCTGACGTCCGCTGCGGGACATTTGCTCTGCTGTTTTACGGCGCCGTGCCGTGGTGATCGCCTCTGAGTCTTCGGTAGGAATCACCGTTGTTTGTTCTACTTCCGGAACTTCTGGCTCTGCAGTCAGGCTATCCACTGTTGGGAGGCCTAATTTAGTTGCCACCTTGTCGCCAGCCTTAACCAGCGGGTCAAACTTGCTCACCACGCTGTGCACTTTTCGCACCATTCCACCGATTCCGCCGCCACCGCCCATTATCGTTTCCTCTTTGCTGATGCGTGGCCCAGGTTAACCTTTGGCGCCCCGCGATTAATTCGTGAGTTGTAACCGCCGCGAACATTTTCTTGTTTCACGCCGTCATACCAGGCCATAACAACGGCATCACCATCATCTGGTGAGCGGCCAAGCCGGGCCTTTAACTTTTCTTTTGGTTCAAGCTGAATGACCCCGCCATCATGAGAGCGCTTGACTTCATACGTCGGAGCTGTCAAATCCGAAAGGAGCGTCTGATCATTAGGCAAGGCTATCTGAGAGCCTCCTGGTTGATCAGGGTTCAGGGCATCCCTTAGCGACCAGTAAGCTTCCGTCCTGACGTTATAGAACTTCAGCTTCTTATCCTGAGTACGCCTTAAAGATGGCTTAACACCCATGTAAGAGACGGCATCAACACCGTTCTCTCTGAGGTGAGCATAGGCATCACCTCCCCAGCCTCCGCCGATATCGATGATGACCCTCGCACCATCTCGCCGCTTGGATATGACAATCCCGGCAACATCGGTCCCGCCTGGAGTTTCTTTGCCGGGGATCTTAATCAACTCTGCAAACCATGAGTCGTGACGTTTGGCTAGCACGGTATTATCTGAACCACCCTGTGCCACATCGACACCGATGGAGCTCATTGGCACACCAATAGGTGGTTGAGGCGTCCACCGTGCCATCGCTGCCTGTACCCATGCGGTTGGGATGCACTGGTTTGGCTCGTCCTGCAGCGATGCGCGAAACTGGCCGTCACGATAAGCATCACGCAGCTCTTTAGGGAGGTTGTTCAGGATACGGGCGTACTCGCCATCTTCAGCCAGGTCAGGGTTATCACTGAGTTTGGCCGGGATAAAGGTCCGACTCTTGGCCTCAACCTCAAACCCTCCGATCAGATGAGGGCCTCGGCCATCAACTTCGGTCTCTTCGCCTTGCTCATTGCGCAGGTACCACCGCAACTCTCCCGGCTTTGCTGGGTTTGGATGATTTGGATCAAGCCATGCTCCCCAGTGCCGGATTACCCACAGGCCTGATGCTGAGGTTGGCGGGTTTCCTGTGCACACTACCCGGCATCTCTGTCCCTTTGTTGTTGAGCGGTTCCAGATAGTGATGAATTCGTACTGCGACTGCATGAAGTCGGTGATTTCATCGAAACAGATGAGGTCATGCGGGTCGCCTTTGTATCGCTGCTTATCTTCTTCAAGCTCACAACCACCAAACTGGATTAACTGCTTCCCGTTGCGCCAGATGAGGTCAGACCCGTTCCATCCAGTCCGGTTGCCGTCGAACAGCTTGCCGATTAACTCTGCCTCTGCCAGCTTCTGAGCGTCAGCTCGGACGCGTCGCAACAGCAGAGAGCGCTCATGCGATGTAACGGCCAGGCCATTTATCAGCGCGGACTTACCGCCACCGGCCTGACCGCCATAGAACAACTCATCGGCCTCGCAATAATAGGCCTCTGTTTGCGGCCCAGGATTCGGCACCCACAACTGATCTCCCGTTGCCGCCATTACCTCTTTTTCTACTGCTGCCAGTTGCGCAGGAGTAAGTCCTGAAAGGCGATCCAGTACGTCGTCAAAGGAGATAGTCATGGGTATACCAGTTTAGAGCGTTACGCCTGCGGCTTTGATGGCTGCCAGTGCTGCGTTGAGCTTTGCAGTCAGGGTGGCTATATCGTTTTTTAGCGCTGTTACAGTGGCATCAACTGATGCTTTGGTGGGTAGAGTTGCCGTGTCAGCACCTGTAGCGGCTGCCACAACAGCAGGAACTGCAGGTACCGTGTTGCCACCCGACGTACCGCCAGATGAATCGGTGAGTGCAGTGATTGCAGCCTGCTGCGAGATTGAGGTCAATACGCTGCCTTCAACGATAAGCGATTGCTTGCCGGCGGCATTCGGTGCGCTTAACCCCACTTTGTTGCCATGAATAGATGTGAGAATGTCAGCCATTCTGATTCTCCCTCAGTGCAGATGATAATGTGAATGCGATGCGGCGAGCCAGATCGTTCATATTCCGCTCTTTGCCTGTGTCTTCGTCCTGAGCTTTAACCTCAACATCGAGACCGTAGGCCTGCCGTTCAATTGCGACCAGAGTCTTAAGCGAGTCAGCAAGGTCTTTCATGGTCTTCGTGCGACCCGCCATGCTGATGACTTTCTGGTATGTTTCATTCAGCCTGTCACGACCAGTCTTCTCGTCAGGGTCAAACATCAACTCACCGAGTTTTTCGAAGTCCTCGATGTTGTCAGTCGATATTTCAAGCTCACCCAGAAGTTTCATTACGAGATTGCGCGACCGGGAGATATCCTTGCGGTGTGATAGCCGGATATTGGCGATCGCCTCAGCATTGGCGTTAACAATCTCGGCCTCGTTAACAAGAGGCTTGCTGTTAACTCCTCCGTTAACCTCTCCACTGTTAACCAGCGCATCAGCCTTGGCTTTAATCTTCGCGGTGAGGTCTCGCGTCCAGCCTTCCTTGTCTGCGCGTTTCTTGATGGCTACGTGGCTTACGCCGTATTCCTGGGACATCTCACGCAGAGAAAGAAGACCAGCCCGGTATGCGCCTTCTATTGCTTCCCAGTCGGTCCCTTTCTTCGACATGGATTACCCCTCGTCGCTAACCTTGTTAACTTTGTTCAGGTAGCTTTCAAGCAGCTTGAGACGGTCTTCTACATCTGCTGTAGAGTGCGCCGCGCTTGTGTACAGTTGGAAAGCCGCCTGAGACAGAACATAGGCATGTTCGTTATCTGGTTTCTTTTTGGTTACCGCTTTCTCTTGATTGGTAACCTCGTTAACTTCAGGCTTGGATTCTTTTTCCGCTTTAGTTGTCATGTTCACTCCTAAGTGATGATGAGTTTCATTTGGTTGCCACTGAACGATCGGGTGTATATCTCTCCTGCAGCCCTGTGCGCCGATGGCTCTCTACCCTCTCAAGGGGATAGCGGGTAATTTATCCGCTGTAGGGGATACCGCCATTACGATAGGGCTGCCCATGGTGATGGCCCTCTAAGGAAATTCTTAATACCTCACGTTACCGCTTGTTGTTATCAGGCTGGGTGCCAGGCTGTACAGGACTCTGATACGGATAATGCCAACTCCGGGGAAACATCGATAAAAAGAGCATTGAAACTGAGACTCCTGTAGCCCTCCTTGTGAGGGCATTTTTTTGCCATTATCAAGCCCACCCGTAGATGAGCTTTGGAATGGAGAGCCGTTGTGAAAGTGGCTCTCTGTATTTATTTAGACTTCTGCTTACCAGCCCACTGCTTGGCGATGTACAGACAATCATCGAATATCTTCCCCTTTCGACTTGCCTGAGAGCATCGGCGGTAATGGTCCAGTGCCATGTCGGCACCAGTCATTGCAGCGTTCTGGTCGTAACCAAGCTTTATCAGCTCAGCTGTCACGTTTTTATGGATGAAATCCTGCGGTGTCATGCTGGCTCTCCGTCAGGGAAATCGCCCATATCACACAACTTGAACTGAATCAGATCCTTCACAAGCTGTTCGGCCCTTTTGATTACTTTCTTCTCTTTCTTCCGGCGGGTCATCAGGGCGCTACCTGTCTGCCCATGCTCTTCAAATGAGAATTTCTCAGCGGCCGCGACACGATTTTGCATCTCGCTGATTGCCATATCAGCCAGACCGGAGAAATCGAGCAGGTTGATGTCCTTGCCGCCCTCAAGCTCTGTCATGTGGTCAAAAACCTGCGCCTGAAGCTCGTAGCTGTAGCTCATTGCCATGAGGCAGGCTTCACGCTTAGGGAAATTGCAAATGTCCCTCTCCACTACACCACCGGTTCCGTTGATATAGGTATCAGTTGCAAAAAATTTTTCAGCTGCATCCCCGAGGACTTTGGGCACTTTCTTCATGAAGCTGCGGTGTTCGAGTTTGCGATATTTCTTGCAGGGGAAAGTAAGCCCTTCCGCCTCTGCTTTTGATTTCCGATCAGCATTAATGTAATCGACCATCTCAATGCTGCTCATGGTCGGAGCTTCAACAGAAGAAAGTACAGCTAACGATTTGTTCATGTCGGCATTTCCTTTTAGTGATGAACCTTGTTCGCACAGGAAAACGGCCCTCAGAAGGCTCCGACAGCCAGCCGGTTCCTCAAGGGTCATCCTGAAAGGTTCTGAGTTTGTGTTGCGCTGCGACGCGCGAGGTTACTGCGGATATAAAAAAGCCCCGGCAGATACCGAGGCGGTGAGAATTTGCTACGTTTAAAGTCCAGAGGAGAGACTGTGTCAGAACCTCAGGGATGAGGTTCTTTGTCAGTTGTCTGGATCCGGCGTATCGCCGCCCGATCAATGTTGCATTGCCCGACTATTCCGTACAGCGTCGCGTTCATCGAAACGCTGTCACCATACGAAGGATTATCGGGCAGGTCAGGGACATCAATTACCGATGTTAGCTCTGCCGGGAGATTCAGGACCGGCTGCTTTATTACCCGGCATTCCACGGGCGGCTTCTGCTGCGGCGCGCAAGCGCTCAACAGCGGCATCAGGAACAGGAGCAGCAGCGCACTTATCTGATGCCAGGTAGCGCTTAATCTCGCTTTGAAGCATTCTGTTTTGCTGCGCTGATTCTGCCCTTTGCTCTGCCACTTCAGACATAACCACGTTTTGCCGGTTGACGGCGCCCGCGAGCTCTTTAACGCTTCCCGCCAGATCGTCATTCTTTGCCCTCAGGTCGTTAATCTGCACATCCTTGCTGTCGTTCAGCTGAGTAAGCCTGTCGTTTGTGGCAGTAAGCTGATAGTTACGTGCGTTAAGGCCCCACAGGCAGAAGGCAACAAGGATGATGAACGCGCACGGGATGAGGATGTGCGCATTGTTTCTGAAAAAGCGGAATAAACTGATTAACCCGAACATAAAACCCCCTTAGCTTTAGTCAAGCGGGCTTTCCTGTCCTCCAGTCCGTTTGTACCGCCGTTAATGACTCTGGTGATGCTGGTAACATCATCTCTGTCAGCAAGAGCACTAAGCCCATGGTTACTCCACCATGCAGCTGCAGACTCAGCAGCAAACTCAGGTTTAGTCAGTAGTTCAGGGTTAGCGACGATATCTACGCCAAGCTGCTTCACCAGCGCGGCGTAATTCGCTTTGCCTGTAACCTGAATCAACCCTCGCCCGCGGTAACGATAGCCATCACCACTGTATCGGTCGCCATTACCGTTACGGTTGGCATAGATGATGCTGCCAATCATCTTCTGGTCTGCAGGGTGCGCGTTCGGTCCGGAATCAACCCGGCCATACTTAAAAGCGTCATCCTTGCTTATGCGGCGCCCAAACATAGCCAGCAACGCGCCGTATCGGTAGTTCAGGCTCTCTTCGGTATGCATAAAGCCAGATGACTCATGCCCTACCTGAGCAAGAAAGTGCGCCTGTCTCAGCGGGGTGTTGATGCCGTACTTCTCCATGGAAGCCAGGACAACTGGATGCCACTTGCCGGCAAGCGTCGGGCCGATACCTGTTGCCTTCTGAAAATCACTGAGTGTCAGCATTTGCTTTTTCTCCGGGCTCATTCAGGCCAAGGCGGCGCCGCGCGTAGGCGAACAGGGAATCTACTCCCACATACCCAACGCCAGCCGAAATAGGCCAGCAGAGTTCAGGAGGGAAGTTCCAGTTGAAGATTGCCCAAATAGCTGTGAGCGTGGGCTGAGCGAAGAAGCACAGAATGCCGCACATTGTTGCGCCGGCGATCCGGTCTTTCCACTTTGATTTTGCGCCGCGTGAGGTAGCGAGTATCGACATGACAAAAGCCAGAACCGAATAGCCAGCTTCGTTTTTGTGGTTTACAAGCCACGCAAGCATCACCGCCCATGTATCCGGTCTGTCTTGCATAATCGATTTCTTCGTAATCGCACCAGAGCGGTGCTTGTTGGATAAGGTCAGGCCCTCGGGCTGCATTAACAACGAGGCGTATTGGAGTTGAATCCCGGGGCCTAGAATAAAAAAGGCAGCTTATGGGCTGCCAATGATGAGGGTATTGCTTGCGCGAGGCGCTTATAGTCCCAGGTAGCGGGATTAGGATGTGGTGGCCGGCACTGATCTCCGGCATGTTTCGGGCATTACCAGTCAAGCTGGAAAAACAGCGGATAGGTGACCTACCTAATCCCGATTATTTTGCCGCTTAGCGCATCAGCATGCGCATTCACCACAACGGGGATCGCTTTGCCGTGCCAGGGAAATGTACCTGGACTCACCGGGATTCCGTCACATACTCAAAGCGATTTCCGTTATGCAGATACAAAAAAGGCCGCATTAGCGACCATTTTGGAATTGTGTTTCCCCTCGATGCAGGGGGTGCCTTTCATCAATCGAGTTACCAGTAAATTTAAACTCTTTATTGCCCATTTCGACTGGTGCTGCAATGAGTTCATTGCCACTGATTACTTTAAAATCTGACTTTTCATTACTGCGCTTGTCCTGCATCAACAACCTCGTCTAGTTGCTCGTCATTGGTTCACCATGGCAGGCGGTGACGATTCCGCTTTTCGACTGGCCGGTCTAGCCATGGCTAACTAAAAAAGCCCCACATCTCTGCGGGGCCTTTACTTAAAATCCACCTTAACATTCAGACGGATTCATAGTGTTAGAGCGATAATATTCTAACTTTCGTCATTATGCAAGCTGCAATCGTTACCGGAATCAAACTTTGCTTGTAACTTTCGATAAGATCGCATTTGCAGCCGATTCCGACTTTTCAATCTCAGCTATCAGCGATTCGTAAAATGGCTTCACCGCTTTATCCCATACACCTGGCGAAATGGCATCTGTAACATGACAAATAGCGCGATAGCAGGATGCGGCAGGAAGTCGCTCATATCCTCTTCCTGAGCACTGTCGGCATGCGCTCATGACTGGTACTCCCTGCTCTTCGGACTTCTTACGATCCATTGCCACGCCACGCCCCCGGCATTTGACGCATGATGTGGAGATAAACCCACGACCATTGCATTTGTGGCAGGTAGTTTCCACTTGCTCATTAACCATTTTTGCAGGCGTTTTCTCTCCGCATCCTGGGTGCTTGGTCACCAACTCTTTCTTCCTGACCACCCCTCGCCCCTTGCAACATGAGCAAGTGATCTGGCTGGCAGCTGATCGGCAATAATCCTGATATGCGAAAGTTGCGAGCAATTGCACAACCTTGCCCTTAATATTGGTTTCGAGCTTACGAAAGGCTGCAACCTTATCGCAATGCTTCAGACCATGCTGCATGAGTAACTGAACCGCTTTCTTTTTATCGCTCTCGCTCAGATTCATCTTGCCGCTAAAAGCACTGAATCCGAGCGGTGCGCGATTTTGCACCATCCCAAACGCCGCCATAACATCAGTGCCAGTCAAGGCTTCTGATGCTGTCGCCCGGGGCGAATCTGATAGCTGTGGTGATTTCGGAGAGTGAAATTTCACTGTGCTTTCGAGGTTCATGCTGGCATCTCCTGCTTCTGTTTCGTCTTTGCCCTGCGGCGCTCACTGTTGCGGATGATCTGCTGTGCTGTGTCGTCTCCACCGTGACGAGGGAATGTGAATCCGGCGCGGAGGATGCTTTCAAGCTCGTACTGCTCTATCTGATGCCTAGTCATTCCGATACCCCTGATCATTCCTTGGCCCTTTATACTCGCCGTAAGCTGGAGCAACTGTTTTTGCCTTCGTATGACGATGAGTAACCTTGGGTGTGAAAAGAGCCGCCTCGGCATCCATTCCATTTTTTATGCGCAACAAGATAGTGGTCGGGGCAATGTTTACTCGGGGGTCTCTAGACCATTCAGACGCTGTTTTAGTCACCCCATCAATTGTTATGGAAGACCGTCCTTTTTTTGTATGCTCAGGAATATGCACTCGAGAACGCATGACATTGCATGCCCGGCAAAGAACTCTCAGATTGGATTCCGTGTTGTTATCAACAACCTCATCAATGTGATCAATATGGGCGGTCTTCCATGTGACTTCCTTCCGACATTTCTCGCACGGAGGAAGCGATTCACCGTATCGGTCATAAACGACTTTACGGTGCTCATAAACATAACCATTTGCCATTACTAACGGATGCCCAGGAATCTTTAGCATCTGGTAACCCTTTGCATTTCTCTGCCTGACTTTCCCCTTTCCGACTTTTGTAAGTTCGTAGGTTCCGTAGCGCATCATTCTGAAGTAATGCATCTGGCATACCTGTTGCTTTTTGAAAGCCGCATCGCGGCAACAGCCTTCTACCTTGCATTTCATGCTGCATTCTCCTGTTGACGGGAACGACGCTTCTCAAGCTGGCGAGCGCGACGAGTGAAGATGGATTTAATGCGTTGCAGGTATGAGATGTCGAAGCGGCGAGGCTCGTTATCAGACTCAAGGCGCTCGACTCGTTCCAGTCCGATGCGGTCGATCAACCGGATGCGGAATTCCACAGCGTTACCGCTCAGCTGGCGATTGCAGCGGGTACAGGCGCTGTGAACGTTAAACACGTTGAATTTGAGGTGTGAGGCTGCGCCGCGGGAGCGGTAATGACTGGCGTCGATGGCGCTGCCGGTCAGGTAATTACTTTTGCCAACAAGAGGGCATCCACAACTGACGCACGGCTTGCCTTCATCGCGGATCCGGATGTACCGGTTGAAAGCCGACTGAGCTTCTTTGTCCCACTGCGATTTTGTCTTGAAGGATTCACGCTTAGCCTGGCGTCGCTGACGGCCTTCTTTCTCTGCTTCGTGCTGCGCCTTGATGCGCTTTGCCTCGGCTTTAATCTTCTCTTTGGCTCGCAGCTCCAGCGCGTAGATAGCTCCGTGGGCCGGGCAGCACCAACGGATGTTGTCGTATTGCGGAATGAACCACTCGTTGCATACTTTGCACTTGCGGCGGGATGGATTACGCATGACCTCTCCTTGCTGCAAGGCGCAGCCATTTCTGATCGACGAGACGAGCCGTGTAGCCCTTGAGGGTTAGGATTTCTGAAGGTGCAGGAGAAGCCTTGCGCTTTGCTCTGACTCTGAAGATTGAACGCTCCATGACTTTGGCGAGAGGACTCTTCATTAGGCCTCCTGCTTATCGCGTAGCTGCTGGTATTCGCAGCCATTGGGGATAGTCAGCGCCAGGCCAAACTGAGCGCACCACGCTTCCACCTTGCACAGGAAGATGTGCATTTCTCCGGTATCAAGCTGAGACGTGTGTCGAGGTTCCCAGGTGGTTTCTTTGGCACCGGTGATGAAGTCGGTGTAAGTGACCTCTTCGCAGCCGAGGTAGGTCTTTTTGAGGTTGCGCTTAACCCATTCCGGGGTGGCGTCGGTGCGGCCGGATTTGATCAGGTATTCGCTGATTTCTGCCAGCCACATATGAAGAAGTGAGTTCTGCGACAGGCTGCGCTTCTCGCGCCAGGGTTTAACCTGCAGGCGGAAGCATTGCCCGGCATCCAGCAAAGGCTGAATCTGTTGGCCGATAGCCGCGAAGTTGCCGCGATGGAGTTTTATGCCGTCTACTGGCAGAGTCATACGGCCTCCCCATGGGAAACCGCAGAATGCAGAAAGCCCCAGACACGTTTTTGCGCCTGCGACTGATGATGTTTCGTACTCTTTGTCATGGCCTAGAAGTCCCCTCCCAGGCGCGAGGTCACCGCCGGGCGTTCAACTCCGGCGGCAACGTTATTATACCACTAGTTTTGATAAATGATTATCAAGATTCAGCGTTGCCTGACGTTGAATCTAGCGAGTTGAGGGAGCTTGAAGCCAGCCATGTCTTCTGCCCGGATGGGAGGTGACAGGCAGTCAGCAAAGACCAATGAACCATCGAGCAAGATAACGAAACTCCACCCTCTGAAAAGGCTGGCGCTACACCAGTCGGCCTTAAGCGGCACATCTGGCATGTTATCCGGGAAGGTTGGGTAATGCTCTGCAAGCCACTCCATGGCGTCGCAGCGGTTGATAATGTAATTGTCGTACATCATGCCTCCTGCTGCGGTGCTGCTGAGTCTGGGAGGATTTTCATCAGGGGCTCAATCCCCATGCCGTCGCAGTGCTCCTGTAGCCTGTTGATGATTGCCTGCAATGCAAACTTAGGAACAGCACTTTCGATGTGATTTTCGTGCTCGAAGTGGAATTGCTCGATCCGAAAATTAAGGCCATCACTGAGCTCGGTGACGCTGAAAATTCCAAAACGCTCGATTTCATATGCATCGCGAGCTGGCTGTTCTGTAGGTCCTGCTGGGTATATTTTTCTCATCCAATGCGTGGCGTCATGAATAGTGAATTGATACTCATCATCAGCAAACATCGAGCCATCCCACTGAAGCCCGTCAATAACACCTCTGGACGGAGAGAATACCCAGATATCGAAATCGCATTTCTCCGGCATCCGCTCGCTGCAAGGCACCCACCCATCCGGGATAGCCTGCTCCATGATTTTCTCGTATGCGGCAATTTGCGGGTCATACGGCAACTCATCACGCTGGCTTACAGGTTCGGCACCCTGAAGCATGGCGGCGCGGCGAATATCTGTTTCAATTTCTTCGGCCCAGTCCTGCCATTCATTTGGCAAGCCGCCCTTAGCGCTGGCTATATGGTTAGCGATTTTGTACAGATCATCAGGCACAGATACCGGCGCTGGCGGGGCGGTAACATTGGCGAATGCAGCGCGCAAGCCCGTTTTGATTTCCTCTACCTCATCAGCGCCTAACGCTCCGTCAGTTAGCGCATGATGAAATGCGTAGGCCATGTCGTCATTGATTGCTACCGGCTCAGCCGTCAGCGATGCCAGGGCGATACGCGCCAGCTCTAAGTCCATTGCTACATTCAGATGGCGCGGGAAGCCAGCCACAGCTTTTGTGTATCGCTCAATGCTATTTTTAGCCTGCTCGATTAACTGTTCTTTGGTGAATGTCATGGGTTAGTCCTTCAAAAAGATTATCCAGTGAGTTTTGTCGTTCTTCCCGGTGCGTTGGCCGATGATTGGCTTAACGTCTGTCAGCGCCAAAACCTGGCTAACCGGTATCTGCGTTTCGTTCCACTTGAAGATGAGAACACCGCGTGGCCACAACACCCGGAATGCCTCTTCAAACCCGGCGCGTAAATCGTCACGCCACGTTTCTTTGTTCAGCCGGCCGTACTTTTTTCCCATCCACGCGTTATCTCCGACGCGCTCAAGGTGTGGCGGATCGAACACAACAACCGGGAAGGAGTTATCGGCAAACGGCAGGGCCCGGAAGTCGGCAATCACATCAGGGCTAATGATTAACTGGCGGCCGTCGCAAAGTTCATGCTGTTCGGCGCGGATATCACTGAACACCGCGCGCTCGTCCTGCTTGTCGAACCAGAACATGCGAGAGCCGCAGCACATATCCAAAACGGTTTGCTCGCACATATCACCCCTCCCCGTTGATGCGGATGCCAGCGTCGTGCAGCGCCTCAAGCACTTGATGCTGCTTATAAACCATTTCCGTGTGATATGGCTCGTCGAAATCCGTACGGTGCAGCATGCTGTAGCGCTGTGGAAGTACAACCTCCCGCGCCTCCAGCTCGGCCACGCGCTTCTCTGCGGCTTCCAGCTCACTTGCACTTTGGGCTCTGTCCATTGCCCAGCGCTCAAGTGTTGAGTTAAGTTCAGCGTTGCGCTTCTCTGCTGCCTCGCGCAGAGCATATTGCTCATCAAAACCATTTCTTGCCGCCGATGCTTGCTTCCATGCGTTTTTACGGCTTAAAGTCAATTCGGCAATATGCGCAGATTGCTTAAAAAGCTCTAAGTTCTTATCAGCAATCTGCTTCTGTGCGGCTTCCAGCGCCTCTACCAGCGCCTTGATGTTTGCGGGGTTAAATAAGGCGATCGCTTTTGCTGTTTTACTATCAGCTAATTCAGCAGCGACAGGTTGATAGCTCACACAGCCGCGACCTTTAGCCATGCTACCTTTCACGATGACCTCAATGCCGCTAAAACCATCGTGTGTTTGCCATTGCTCATCACCAAATTTCAGCGCCGCCGCTTTCATACGCTGCGCCAGTTCTGTTGTCATGCTCATTGGGCAGCTCCTTCTGTGCGGTACATCATGATTGTCAGGTTGTCTTTGGTTGCTATGCGCATCGTTGTGCCCGGCTGAATGTCAGCAAGCTCAAATGCGTCGTACAGCTCGTTGATTGCCTTCTGCTGGCGAGTGTCTTTCCGGCGCTTATCCCACTGGTGAAGTGCGTGAGAGATAATCCACTCTCCGGTTTTGAACATGATGTAAAACCAACCAGCCAGTGCTAACCCTGTATTTAGGTATGTACCAATGCTCATGACTGCACTCCTTTGCGAAGCTGGGCGGAGCGATGGCTCGCCTGTCTGCGTACTATTTCCCAACCTTTAGCATCCGGGATTTCAGATGCCCCCTGGTTTGCAAACCTGACCAGCATGGTCTCAGCAACACCAGCCAGGCTATCAAGTTCGCTGGCCCGCACTTCAGCCAGCCAGGTATCGGTGGCGGGGGTTTTGATGCCGACCAGCATTCTGACGCTTTCGACGTTCTCCGGATCGGTTGATTGCTGCCATCCGATAGTTGCGTCAATCGCTGACTTCATTCCGGCATTCTCCGCAGCCACCTGAACCAGTCGCTCATTGGACGCTTCCATGCCCTTCTTGTAGCAACCTGCATCAATCTGGCTCTGCTTCAGCTCAGCAGCCAGCGCTGCGCACTTGGCTTCCATCGCGCTGGTTGCTGCTTGCCATGCAAAAAACATATTCGCCTTAATGCGATTGAACATGATTCCCCGCACGTAGTTCAGCTTTTCGTCATAGCCTTCTGATTCCCACCACGCTTCAAATTGCTCTCTGCTGCTCATGCTGATGCTCTCCCGCCCCGCACTGATGCCAGGCAATGATTGAATAGGTTGTTAAGAGGGTTAGGTGTGCTCTGTTTGAGCTGTTTTGGCTGCCGCTTCGGAGCTGTTATCGGCCTATCTTCCGGGTGGACGACGAAGTACCGATAGCGCTTTTCGAATCCCGCTCGTCGTAACATGTGCGATTTGGTGAGGTTGGTTAAAGCCGACGCTATCGCCCCTTTCTGGATGGACGTGTCGCGACGAATATCAGACATGTAGCAGCCGGGATGTTTGGTTACGTACTGGATGATTTCGGCGTTCTGACTGGTGATTTTCATCAGTAACCCCCTTTCTTAGTTTTGGGTTTTTCTTCCCGCTCAGCATTGCGTCTCCGGGCCTGATCCTGGTCTACCGGATAGATAATCCCGTTGCGCTGATCCACATAAACAACGCCAGATTCGCCATGGCGGTTTAGCCTGAGAAGATATTCTGTTTCTGCCTGGTTCACGTTCTCGTCATAGGCTCCTTCACGATAGATACCAAGCCAGTAATCACAGTCCTGCTCGATTTGGCCTGTATCTCTAGAATCACTTGGGATCGGGCGCTTGTTAGGTCTCTTCTCCAAATCTCGGTTGAGCTGAGTCAGCAGAACGACCACGCAATTAAGCTCTTTCGCCAGATTCTTGAGGCCTTTTGTGATGATGCCGTAAGCAAGGTCATTCCTCTCTGCCTTCTCAGATTTCATGAGCGTGAGGTAGTCAACCAGTATCATCCCAACAGAGCCGCGCTCACGCTTGATACGGCGTGATTCAGCAATGATGTGGGTCAATGGCAGACCTGGCGTGTCATCGATGTACAGGTTACCGTTCTGGGCTATCTCAAAGCCCTTAGCTGATGCCAGGGAAAACTTGTTATCGTCGTAGTCGTTGAGGTAGAAAACCTTCGAGTTAACCCCGGAGTTCTGGCTGATGATGTTCTCTGCCAGTTGCACCCGTGGCATTTCCAGACTGAATGCCAGCGCCGGAAGATTTTCATTAAGCGCGCAATGGATCGCCATGCTGGTATACAGCGTGGTTTTCCCCATTTTTGGACGTGCACCGATGACAAACAGAGAGCCTTTGACGATACGCTTCGGTTCCAGCATCGCATCCAGCGCCTCGATGCCAGAGGTTATGCCAATGGATGCTGGATCCTGAGCAAGGCGACCATCGACAACATCGAGCCACTCGCCAAAAACATCAGCAAAAGGCATCAGTCCGCCACGCTTTACCGTCTTGGCTTTCTCGTCGATCTGCATAGACAGCGACTGTACAGCTTCGATTTTTTGTTCAGTCGTCATGCCGGTGCGGGAGTATAAAATCTCCAGCATCTTGTTGGCCTGGTTGATAGCCATGCGCTCGGTCGATTTGTCCTTCACTGAATTGGCGTAGTGGATTACGTTTGCGGCGCTTGGTGTGTTCTTGGACAGTTCTGCCAGGTAAGCAAACCCACCGACGTTCTCCAGCTCGCCGGAAGCCGCCATGACATCAGAAAGTGTCAACAGGTCTAACGGCTTACCTTTTGCGTTCATCTCCATCAGGAATTTGTAAATATTCCCATGCTGGCGGCTATAGAACATATCAGGCTTGAGGAAGGAGAATACCCGCTGGATGTTGTCGCCCTGGGCATCCAGCATGATTGATCCGAGGACTGCCTGCTCGGCTTCGTAGTTCATTGGTGGCAGCTTGTAATCATCGGTCATCGTGGTCTCCCTCACGAACTTTCAGGTAGGTGTTGTCGTTAAGCAGGAAGTCAAATCCCTTCTTGTGCCACACAGTTCCGCGCTGATGGTTTGGTCTTTCCTCAAACATCCAACGGCAGTTTGTCGCCACGTAGTTCAGGTATGACTTCCAGTCTTCTAGGGTGAAGCCATGGCCATCCAATTGACGGGTAATCACGCCAGCTTTCCGCCAGAAGGTTTGGATCTGGTTTTTACGCTTGTCATTCATCGCCCTGACCCTGGGCGCTTCCGGGATTATTTCGTGGTAGGCGTTAACGACATCCTGACAGCTGAGAGACGATTTTTTCTTTTCAGGTTTTCGTGCTGCTACGGCACTCTCTTCTACGTTAGTAGAAGAGATATTAATAACTTCTTTATCTGTGGTAATTTGCTGGTAATCTGCTGGTACAGTTTGCTCCGCAGGCGTTGGTGCGCCTGTGTTTGCGCTGGTAATTTGCTGGTAATCTGCTGGTACAGAATTTGACTGGTAATCGTCATATTTTTCGACTGTAAAAACAGAGAATTTTCCATGGGAAACCCAGCTCACCATACCCAGCTTTTTGAACTTCCTCAGCAGGTACTGAACCCGATCCGGCTTTAATCCGGTCTCAAAAGCAAGCGCGTTTCTACCGCTAAGCAGTTGCCCACGATTAACCAGTGTGTCTCCGATATCAGTCAGCACTGATTCTGGTGCGTGTTTGGCTTTCAGGATTAAGTGAACCCACAAATGAGCCGCCTCGGGGTCTTTGTAGAACGGCACATCCATGATTTTACGGTGCAGCAAGGCAAACCCCTTACCGCCTTGAGTACGCGGTTGCTGGAGCCTTCTGGCCTCTCTGGCTTCGGCTAAGTTTGATACGTTACTCATGACCTTTTCTCCTTCTGCATCAGCTTCACTTTCTCCAACTCAGCCCGGAATCGACCAGGCTGCTTGAAGCTGGACAGGAAGCGATCACGTAGTATGTTTTTGTGTAATTTGTCCTGGTATGGACTGAGTGGTTTTGTCATAATTAGACCTGTTTACTGTTGTTGGCGTAACGCAGTGACCTAAGCCCCAAATGAGTTACCGCTCGTTTGGGGTTTTTCTTTTGTGAGAATCTCCGCAACCTGCTTTGCCAGTCGCGCCATATCGTCATCGACGACACCCCACTCCAGAACCGCTAAGAGCATCGCCAACTTCGGCAGCATGTTTTCTTTCCAGCGGGTGATGCCGGATTTATCCATCCCGATTGCCTTGGCTACGTTTGAGGCGCCTTTCATAGCAATCTGATTCAGGATCCAGGACTCAATTTTTCGAGCCTGGGCTTTGTTTCGTGTGGTTGTGTTATCCATTTGTGATAATTCCTTTGAGTTGAATTGGTTGGTACGCACCCTAGGTGCGATGTTTGAATTAGGTGCCACGTTATCGGTGGCTCAGATTGATAAAGAGCGGTACTGCTTAGGCGGCTGAGTCAGTCGCCTTCATGTATCTGCGCGGGTAGAGAATCTGCATCTCGCTGATCTTCCCTTTGAAGAACTTCGAGAGCTTTTCGGCTGTTTCGAGAGAAGGAACCTGCATTCCCCTTTCGATTCTGCTCAGGTTGCCAACGTCTAATTGAGTTGCGATGGCTACCTCTGAAATCGTCATTTTTTTCTCTACACGCATTTTTCTAAGTGGCGTCTGCATAATGCACCTCCGTAATGCGCTATACGCATAATATGCGAACTTGAAAATTTGCGCAAGGCGCTTTGCGTGCCACGCATAAAAAAGGTTAGATATACGCCATGAAAATAGGCGACAAGATTAGAAAGATTCGCAAAGCGAATAAGATGACTCTGAGTGAGCTTGCTTTACGCGTTGATGGTGACGTGGGCAACCTATCACGCCTTGAGCGCGGTATTCAGGGGTATAGCGACTCGCTCATACACAAAATTGCAGATGCACTCGGCGTTCCTGTTTCTGAACTATTCTCTTCTATTGATACCAGTGATACTGTAGATTCATACAGTATTGGTTCAATTATGAAAAAGGGGAGAAATGATGTGTATCGAATTGACGTTCTTGATGTTTCCGCAAGCGCAGGAGCTGGGGCAGCCTCGAAAGACGTTGTTGAGGTTATAAGATCGATTGAGTATGTCCCTGAACAAGCCAGGGTTATATTCGGCAATCGTTCTGAGTCTTCCGTGAAGCTCATTAACGTTCGTGGTGATAGCATGGAAGGAACCATAGAGCCGGGCGACCTCATCTTTGTAGATGTAGGCGTCAGCGTTTTTGATGGTGATGGCATATACGTATTCTGCTTCAATGGCGATATGTTTGTTAAGAGATTGCAGAAGGTCAAAAACGAGTTGATCGTAATTTCTGATAACCCACGTTATCGTGAGTGGTCCATATCTGAAGAGGAAATGCCTATGTTCCATGTTGCCGGCAGGGTAATGCTCAGTCAGTCACAGCAGTTCCGCCGACACGGATAGACCTCGTTTCTCACATTAAGCCCGCCTTGCGCGGGCTTTTTTGTATCTAAAACATCCCCTGCTTAAATTTTTTTCTCTTTGTGTTTCATGCGCATACATATACTTGCCCGCCTTTTGTAACCCCAATCATTATTATGCGCTTGACGCATATGCGCTATACGCATACTATTAATCCCATCAGCAGGACGCACTACCGAGACAAGGATTATGTCTCACGCTCTTTAACTTCGATGATGCGCTGACAAAGCGCGAACAGATACCAAACGAGATGGGTTTGGGTTGCAGATAGAAGCCAACCTCTTCGGCGGAGGTGCTCGGCAATGAGTACGCGGTCAGGGTTAGTCGCCTGGCTATCTGCAACACCAAAGCCATTTCAAATGAGGACCAAATCATGACGGTTATCGTATACGGGAAATCCTTATCAGCTGGTAATGCTAAAACTCGCCGTCATGAGCGGCGCAGGAAGCTCGCAATGGAGCGTGACGCTATCGGCAATATCATCGACGCAATCTTTGGTTGCGAGGCTCCTGAAGCTTCTCAGGAAGAATCTCGCAAGCATGCATCACGAGTAGACCGCGCCACTTCGCTCGGTAGCCTGCGTGAAACCAATACCGGCGGCGCAAGCTGCTTGCCAGAAGTCGCTATCTTCGCAGCTGGTTACCGCAATTCCAAGCAAGTTACAGCGCGTTAAAAATTATGGGGACATCGCTTAATAGCTAATCATCGTGGCGCCGCGATGATGTGCGTGAAAGCGTCGCAGGGTCCAACCTGCGATATGCCAGACAAGAGCTGGAAGTCCCCGCCATTTCAACCAGCTCCCCAGGGGCTGACGGTAAACAAACAGAGAGGTGGGTATGGAAGTTGAATGGAAGAAAACATCGGACATCCCCGATATCAAGCGAGGCGAGGACATCAAGGTGTGGGGGCTGGTAGATGTTTATCGCTACCAATTCAAATGGGGTGCGGCTGGAGCGGATGGAAAGGCAACCAGGACTGCAGTATTGGAAAAGATTGATCGGCGCGTTGTAGAGCTGAGATTTTCCAACACTGCTGCTACTGAAAATGAGCTTTCATATTTCCAAGAGGAAGGTCAGTGGCCCGCAGAATCTCCAGGATGGCTTGATGACTGGCTCACGGAAGATGCTGAGTTCGTTGGCACTCACGGATTTTACAACGAATACCCTGAAGAGGGGCGAATGTACTGGGAGCACTTTGAGAAGAATGATTCAGGCCAGCTTCAAATAACAAATCGCTGGAATGACACAGAAGTTCCTGACCGAGTCCTCCTGGCTTGGGCCAGATTTGAGCGCCCTCCTGTTCCAGAAAACCTGCCATGAATTTCACGATAGACCCGCTCCGGCGGGTTTTTTATTACCTCATACCCAGGTTCATTTACGAGTGAGCCACGTTATGAGAGCGGCTATCCACCGCAGAAAAATTATCGCGAATCGCCATGGTGCGAGGTCTTTAAACGTTCAGCGGCCCGGCTTAAGGGCATCACAAGGAAATCACATGACACAGAAAACTATCGTTGCATACAAAGGTTTCAACGCGGATATGACCTGCCGCGACTTCCAGTTCGAAATCGGCAAGACCTTCACTCATGAAGGCGAGGTTAAAGCCTGCTCTTCTGGCTTCCACTCCTGTGAGAATCCGATTGATGTCTTCAGTTACTACCACCCTGCCGGGAATCGCTTCTGTGAAGTAGAGGTATCAGGCGAAGTTTCACACCATGAAAGCGACAGCAAAATCGCCAGTGCAACCATCACTATCAAAGCTGAAATCTCCATCCATGAGATGGTTAAGCGCGCCATCGAGCGGGTATGGAGCAAGGTAGATAAGTCATGTGAGCAGCAGATCATGACCGGCAACCGCTCAGCGGCCAGCAACACCGGCGACTACTCAGCGGCCAGCAACACCGGCGACTACTCAGCGGCCAGCAACACCGGCTACCAGTCAGCGGCCAGCAACACCGGCGACTACTCAGCGGCC